ATTTTAAAGTGTTTAGTAATTAGTTTTTTAGTTTTCTCTTTGAACTTCCCATCTTTTAAATGGGTGTTTAATGTAGCCTTTGATATTTCCAGCTTTGCAAAAATGTACTTTTTCATAATACCGTTTTCATCAATGTAGCTTTGTAGCTTTTCGCCTAAGTGTTGTTTTTTCATAGTTGTTTTAAATTGTATGCAAATGTATTAATTAATCTTTAAAGTACAAAATTTATTGCGTTATTTTTTAATTATTTAATAGGCTATTTAAATGATTCTACTAATAACCTTGCAAACTGAATATCTTTTTCATCAATTGTAGCCCACTTTCTATTTTTATATTTTCCCTCTAAAATTTGTCTCATTTTATCTTTATAACACTTAGGACTACATACATCATAATACTCATAACTTTCAATACTATCATTGCCCCATTCATCATGGTTGCTATTAAAATTATGCCATTCATTTGGAAGGCTTGTTGCACTTACTTCTTTACCACAGCAATCACACTTGTACCCTATTGTTACTTTTTGTTTGCTTGTAACTTCTTTTATTTCTGTCTTTATCATAATTTCTTAGTTTTAAATTATTCATTTTCTTTTAATTCAATCCTTACTCCGCACTCGTTATAGAATACCATTGTATCTAACTTGGTTTGGTAATACTCTGTTTGTTTCTCTGCTATTGCCTTGTACTTTAGCTTTTCAAGTGTTTCATAATCTCGCTGGTAGATTAACTCGCTTATCCAAAACGATAAAGCAAAGATTGTTATTACTGCGATAATGCTTATCCATTTGTACTCGTTACGCTCTCTAACGATATACTGTAATTGTTCGGGTGTGTAGTCTACTAAGTTTTTCATGGTTTTAGTTTACTTTTTAAATTATTATTATACTTATCTGTTTACTTTTAAATCTTGTTCTATTTCTTCTATTCGCTCTAAGATTGCATTTACTTGGTTATCTAAATCTTTCCATCTATTCTTTAGTCTATTCAATACTTGCTCAGCACTTATTATTGCCTCTTGTTGCTCGAAGTAGTTAGAGAATATTTTATAGTAATTTGAACTGCTAATCTTTTTAATCTTTTGTTCTGCTTTTAGAATTAAGTCATCGTATTTCATTTGCTTGTTGCCTATCTCGTTTTGAAGATTCCAAAGGCGTTCTTTTTCAGTTAGCAAATCGTTTTCAATGTCTATTGAATTATCTTGCTCGGGTGGTGTTAATTCTCTTTCTAACATATCGTTTGTTTTAGTTTGATAGGACAAATGTACAAATTATTCCTTTACGTGCAAATTTATTTTTACTTTTATGGTTAATTTTAACATAACTAACTGATAATCAAAAGGAAAATTTTTAAATAAAAAAACCTACATCGGTTAAAATGTAGGCTTATTTGGGTGGGTTACTTTCTTTTTAGGTAGCAAGTCAGAATAACTATTCCTAAATAACAGAATCCTAAAAACATATCGTTTGATTCATAATTAATATAAACCTCTTTATATGGCTTTATTTCTATGTAGGTGCTATCCGTTAACAATACTCTCATTTATTAGTCTTATAGTGCGTATCTTTGCTATATCAGTAAGTGTTACTTGCTCTATTTCTACTCCGTATTTCTTTACTTCGGCTCTAATCTTTTTACTTAATAGGTTATCTAATCCATTATCTATACACTTTTCCCAATTACTATCCATTATAATAGTTTTAATTACTCCCTGCGATATATCGCTAATTGCATCTACGCTATCAAATAGTTCTAAACAGAATATTTTAACATCTGTAATCCTATATTTTACAACTGACTTAACCACTATGTTATGATTATCTTTTGTAACAAGTGATTGCGCTGGTAGTGTTAATGTAGTTAATAATGTGTGCTGTTGTATGTATTCATCTATAAACGGATATTTTAAATGAAGACCTTTTTTCATTACTCGTTTAAATTTACCATTGCGCAATAGCACTGCCTCTTGATACTCTTTTATAATAACAAAAGGGTTAATGTGGTCAATAATGCTTATAAGGAAATCAATTAATTTATCAAACATTTATTTAAGTTTTTTAATGTTCCAGTCGTTATAAACTTTCAATGGGATTAAATAGTGTTTTTCGCATTCTTTACACTTCATTCTTATCTTTATCGTTCCGCTTGCACTTACCACTCTATCCTTTATCTTTACATCATATCCAGCACAATAAGGACAATCTGCTTTATCGCCTCCACTATAAACCCCTAAATGTGTTTTAGGTTTGGCAAATCCTTCTAATTTTAAAAAGACTTTTTCTAATAATTCAACATCCCTTTTACAATAAGCAACCATATCACTCATAGCCTTTCTGCTGTTCTTTTGAATAATATCGTGCCATAACTGAATACCGCCCGTATCTTTTTTACCTCCAAATCCTAATATCTTTCCAATAGCATCTAATCGGTTACTGTCAAACTTGAATTTTTGCCTTGAAATTTTAAGCGTATCAATAGATTTTAACTCAGGCATACTTTTATACCCTTGTAATAAGAAACGTGTTCTAATCCACTTTATATCGAAATTATCGCCATTGTGTGTTACAACCTCATCAGCATCTTTAATAACATCGTAAAATTTACGCATCATTTCTTTGTCGCAACCTTTATCCCATGTTAGGTGGTGTACTTTATCCGAGCCTTGCCATTTATAGCAAATACAGATAATTGCTGACTGTTTAATTATTTGGTCGAAACTTATTGAGGTTTTAAAGGAAGGTCGCCAAACCCAAGCTATTTCATAACTTGTTTCTATGTCAAAGTATAATCTTTTAAAGCCCATCTTATAAATATCTTAGATTAGTTTTATTTCTTCTAAATCCAGTTAGCATATTTGATAACGTGGGTCTTTTCATGTTTAGGTATTCCGCAGCTTCATTAACAGTATTAAATATTCTGTTTGTCTTTATATCTATAAGGCTTTTTGAATTGCCATTAACACTACCTTTTTTAGGCTTCATTAAACCAGTATCGTAAGCGTGTTTAGTATTTTCAGATGCAGTACACCACTCTAAATTTTCAACTCTATTATCTGTTTTAATCCCGTTTATGTGATTTACAAATGGTTTCTTTTCGGGATTAGGGATAAACTTTTCAGCAACTAATCTATGAACTCGATAATTTTTTTTATTAATATCTACAACATGATAGCCATGTCTACCCATATATGGCTTTAAAAATTTTTGGCTGTAATTACTATAAACACTACCGTCTTTATTGATTACATAGGTAATATTTTTGTCTTTCCACTTCATATTTTTAGTTTTAGTTTAGGCAAACATACAAATTATATTTGTTATATCCTATTTATATATGAAGTTTCAATACTATTTATTTCGATTTTGCAAAATAAAGTTATACATTATGTTCATTAGCATTGTTTCGTGCTGATTGCGAGGGGGTATAATGTTCTGTATTACTACGCTTTTCTTACTATAAACATACTCAACTATTGTTTTCAGTTTTAGTTCCATTCTCTTTTACGCTTTGCCATGTAGTTAATCCTAAACAAGCTAATATAAACGTAAAATCAAACACTAACACTTCGCCTAAATACTCCCATTTATCGGAGTTGAACCATTTAATGTGAGTTGCTATAACTAAAATCATAACTATTAAACCACTGAGTTTCCTTGCACTATATCCGTCTTTGTTATTTTTAAGAGAGTTTAAAATATTCTCTACTATTTCTTTTAGTTTTTTCATGCTATAACCTTAATTTATTTTTTAATTATCAGGCTATTGCCTTATATTTTATAATTATAAGGGTATTACCTTATTTATTTATTCTTAAAACTTGTTGCCTATTGCGTCCGCTTCTGTATGATATATGAACCCAAACACCGTTATTTTCTAAAATTATTTGGTCATATGTAAGGTTTGATTTTGCCCATTCAAATAGCTTTACATTATCCTCTATACTACCAGTTGTTAAATCAATAGCCTCTCCAAATAAATGCTGACTTGTACTTGCTCCACCTACTGCTTTATTTACTTCTTTAGAGCGAAAAAAAGAGTTTACCTTTAAAGGTTTACCATACCATTTACGCATTGGCTCAAAGCATAATAAAGCGACTAACTTCATTGCTTTTAGTTCGTTTTCACTTGGTACATTTGGTAATTTCTTACTTGTATAAGTAGCCTCTTTAAATGTGATATGTTCGCTAATGTTTTCCATCATTTACCAAAGAATTTTTTTAACTGTGTTGTTGCTTTATTCCAATTAACAAGGATTAAAAATACACCCGATAAAATTGAAACACATAATAGTAATATTCTACCTATTTGCTCTATACTGTCAAGTGTTGAAGCTGCTGCCGTTGCACCTCCGATTACCGTTAAAATAACATCTATTGTATATTGTATCTTATCTTGGTGGCTCATAAATTAGTTTAAATAAAAGTCAATTTTAGGATAAAAGTAATTATCGGATACATAGTTATAACCCGTAATAGTCATATGAGTTTTATCAGCACCGTAATAAATTGTATTTCTTTCTCCTACTCCGTTAACTCCATAGCTATCAACTCCTACTATACTATCGCCACCAACGTCTATTAAATCGGTTGCAAATGTGGTGTAATTGTTTCTTATTCGTGTGTTAAGTTCTTGTCTTAACGCTGGAGTCATGTAATCTCTTGGTAAGCAAGTACCAACTAAAATAATCAAATCATTACCATGTATAGCTTTTGCTTGGTTGCAGTAATCAACTAAATGATTATAAGCACTGTCTACATTTTGACCTCCTAAATAAAAATCGTTTGTTAACTCCCAAACTACTAAAATCTTCTTAGTGTAAATATCCGATTTAACCTTACCTAATGTATTCGGGAAAGCATAGTACATTTCGTTCGTTCTTATTCCTACTTTAGCCTGACAAACCTCGTTAACATAGTTAGTACTTCCGTAATTCCTTAACGCTCTATCAACCCAATAAGCCGCCTTTGTTAGGCTATTGCCATCTATCATTAATAATTTACTTGGTACACTACCAGCATAACGCCCCCAAATATTTAAACCGTTAATTACTTCTAACTGATTACACTTTGCACCAAAGAAAGCACCCGAAATAGTTTTATTAGAATACCCACTAAATACACCATTTACGTTCTTACAAAATAAATATACATTTTGATTAGGAATACTTGCACTTGCTTTTGCTCTTGGTAATTTAGTTATACTTACACCGTTCTTTAAACTTTCGTATTCACTTGAATTAACGCGAGTTGAAACGTGCCATCCATAGGCTTGTAAAATTGGAGAGTAGTATAAATCATTTGAATTGTTGCATAATGTTAGGACTGATTTTGGAATATTATTATTTTGTAAATAAACATTCAATCCATTGCTTGTTACGCTTTCAGAACTTAAATCAACCCTGCTTTGTGTTTCATTTGAATTAATATAAATACCCTTCATGCAATTATTTAACGTGTATAAAGTACTGTTGTAAGGATTGTAATTGGTGTTAATTTTAAATGTTGTACCGTTGCCATCAAAACCTTTGTATGGGATAAAACTACCTGCATAATCGCCTGAAATAGTTGCTATATGTTGCGGGTTTTTCCAATTAACTAATGCTGCGATTTTATGATGAACATCAAACTTAAAAATACAGTCCAACGAATCCCAAACACCTTTTGCAATTAGATAATCAATTGCTTCGGAGTATTTGTCTTTATCCTGTGCGCTTGCTGAACATCCTAATGAATCCCATTTATCAAATAATGCTTGTGCAGGACTTGAATAGGTTCGGAACGATTGTGTTAATACTGTTGATTGTTCAGCTTGTGGTTGAACGAACTGTTGCTCTTTTTGGCATCCTAAAAAGGCTAAAATTGATAGTGCCGAGATTAAAAATAGTTTTTTCATTGCTTATTGTTTATTGTTTTAAGATTCCATAGCCAATGCTTCAACGTAATGAAATACACCTGCAGGATTTGTCGCATATGTTTGTGGTGAAACTTCAATTTCCAATGAATCCCATTTTGAAATTGCGAATGGCGTTGATAATGTTAATGTGTATGTTTGAGAAACAGTATCGTATTGCGCAACAGTTGTTATTGTTACACTTGTGCCTTGTGTTTTGTTATTTAGTTTGATTGTTGTTTGTTCGTTTGAACCAAGTGTTGTAGCAACAGCAATATGGCATACTATTTCATAAATATATCCATTGATCATACTGAATTTTCTACGAAGTGCACCAGTTGCTGTTGTAGCTGTACTACCCGAAACAGCAAAAAAGTATGTGAGACCATCCGATATTGCAAGACTGGAATGCGAAAACACAATTGTTTGCGACTTTTTTAAAGTAGGTGTTAATGATTTTCCATCAGCTTTCATGTAATTAACACAACGCCAATTGCCACTTCCTTCACTTATAAATGAAGCAACATCGCCTGCTGCAGTTGTAATATTTGCACCTGTTGGCAATATTAGTGATGTTGCATTATGGGTTAATGTTAATGCTCCATCAAACTCCACAATTCTTCGTGTACCTGCTTGGATTGTTCCAAGTGCTGTAATTGTAGTTGTACCGGTAACATGAATATAGTTTCCTGTTGCTGCGCCAATATCTGTTGTACTTGCACTTGCAATATCGCTTCCCTTTTTTTCATTAATAGCACCTAAAAAGGTAGCACCGCCAGTTGTAACAAATGGAGGATAAACCAATGCACTCCATGCGCTTGAACCGTTGGCGATTTTAAACTTACATTGATTGGTTCCATCCCAAAATTCATCACTTGTGATAAGCAATCGTTTTGCGGAATAAACGGTTGAATCCGCTGCCCATGCAGCTGCAGTTTGAACTACTATTTGACTTGGTATGTTAAATGCTAAAGCCATTCTACGGTTACTGTTTCTGTGTTAAAATCTGATGTTGCTTGCGTATCTATTAATACACCATCTAAATAAATTTCAATATCCCCAGCACTTGAACCGCCACTTGAGTAAGTAACATTAGGCACACTAAATACAAATGTAGCTGTTGGACTTGGTATGTTAAATACAAAAGTCATTACAGAGCCAAAGGATTAGCAGATTCTACAATATTACAAACTACATAAGCATCATTACCTACGTTCTGTAAAGATGAAATATAATTAGAATTGGCAGTTAATTGGACTTCTATTTCTGCATATAATCTTCCAGTATCACAAAGTACCGTTTGCGTCCTATCAACTACAAATCCTATTGTTTCGGCATCAACAATAATTATCTGCTTATCATCTCCTACTGGAGTTTTTCTAAACGTAAATAAATGTGTTTTTACATTATTATTTAACTGGTAAACATAAATATTGTAATCTTCTAAATCAGCAATAAGTATATTTGCTCCAGCAGAATCTTTTACTTCAAAAGTTCTAATAGTTACATCAGTTCCCTTTAATATGTTTTCTACTGCCATTATAAATCAATTATAATATATTGTAATGCAACAGATATTGGACTATTACCAGCCACTGGATTACCGCCAACTGTTTTTAAATAAATACCTTTATTTGCAATTATTTGAGTATCTGCTGCGCTTGTTGCTTGTTGTTGACTTCCAACACTTACCCTATCTAATGTGAAATTTAAAAAATTACTAAAGTATAATTGATTGTCAGTTGCTGTATCGGTATAGATAGCTATGTCTAAATTAGTTGTATATGAAACACTATTAAATCTACCAGCTAAAACAGTGCTTGACAATAATACTATACCTTTATCAGCACCAGCAGGAGCAATTAATTGAACTGGAGTAACTCCACTTGTTAAAACTGAAGCACTTGGTATTGAAACAACGGTACTATAAATATTTGTAGGACTTGCTGCATCGTCAATACTATTTAATCCGCTATCGATTATATCTTGTATAATCTCACGTACCCTTGCTGCTGTGTTTTGTCTGCTTAATTCATCAGTAATATTAGCAAGCAATGTATTTGTTAAATCTGTTCTATTCTTTACAGCCATTAGTTAAATGATAAATCAAAGCTTTCATCAAATGAATTTCCAGTATTAATAACTGGATAATCTGTTGAAATACTTATATTGTTAGTACTAAAATAATTAGTCAAATCAAACCCTTGTTCTTCGTAAGTTATTTCTAAACCTACTAAATTAGGGTAGTGTATGTTAGTTATTGTAGGGTTATCTTCAATTATTTTGTAAACAAATTCAATACTCCCATACAATTGCAAAGAAAGGTCAAAAATTGTTTGTCCATCCTTTACTGTTACTGTTTTAGTTGCCATTATTCTATTCTATTAGCGTCAATACTATATTTATCGTTACCCTCAACCTTAACCTCGTTTACATTGTAACTATCGCTTTCAAGTTGAACCGTAATATTCCTTTTTATAATTTGCTCCATCCCTACCGAAGCTATGTAATTATCTATACCAACTCCGATAAGTGGGTATTGTTTAAATGCTCCGAAGTAACTTTTTATAATTAAAATTACATGGTTTTGGTCGCTATCGGATATTTTAAAATCTCCGTTTTCTATAACCAAATCTAAATCACTATCTAATGCTATATCTTTAACCATTTCCGTGCAGTACTGTTGTGTTTTCTAATTCCGTTTGTTGTGTTGGCACTAATACCGTTGTTTCCAAAGACGTTGTAGGGCTTGTAACTGCTGGAGTGCTTACATTAACGTATGGGTGTGTATGGGTATTATATTTAGTAACTAAGTCATTTACTAAGTCTTCTAAATTGTTTAGTTTTTCTACTAAATCTCCAACCTTTACCAATCCATCGTAATTATCGCCATTTAAATATATCTTTTCAATATCACTGAACATTGCTACATATCCAGTATATTTATTAATCATTGTTACAACTACCGTACTGTTTACAGTTGGAATAATTACAAATCCATCCGTATTTTGAGCCATTAACCTAACTTCTAATAGGTCAGCATCTCCATTGATAGGTTCGCAATCACAAGTATTATTTGTTGTGTCTACTGACTTTACTTTGCACAAAACAGAGTACAAAACATCGTCTGTTTTTGTAAGTTCCCTTATCGCTTGTTTAATACTGTTGTTATTAGCCATTTAGTTTTATTCCTATTTCAATGTCTTGTTTGTAACCATCTTCGGTATTAAAAGACCTTTTTACACTTACCACTTCATACGTTCCATTCTTTTCGGGTATCTTATCGCTTACTAATTTGCAAGCGTCCCCATGTCTAATATAAGGCTCTCCGAATGTTTTAAACGAACCGCTAAATCCCTCATATTTCCACTCAGCTAACTTTAATTCTGCGAACTTTCTTAATGCTGTTTCTGTTGCGTTTTGAGTATGGAATGTTTTTAAAGCACCATCTTCATCGCCTACTTCAACTTCTGTTTTACTGTTATCACTTGAATTTATAGATACCGCCTTTACTTTCAATCTCATGTCTTCTTCACGTTGGTATTCTAAACTTGAATCATCTATTATGCTTTCTTCAAACTTAAATTCAATCGTTTGTGTATCGCTTGCATCGGACGCTAAACCGACATTTAAAACACCATCAACAAAGTAACTATAAAAACCATAATCACTTTTTAACGTGTCCAATACTTGTGCTACACTTGCATTGCTTATTTTAAAACTACCCAAATTAACTTCTAATAAAGTTCTAAAATTTACAACCGTACCAATTATATCAGTAAGCAATTGTTTTAGCGTTACCGTTGTTTTAGAATACTTCGGTATAATAGTTTGTTTTAAAATAAACATATTATCTTCACACTCCAATACTATTGGTGTTTTTGGACTAACCTTTGTTATGTAACCATTAAACACCGTTCTAAGGTCAGGGAAATAGCCTAATTCAATCTTAACACTATCCCCTCTTTTAAAAATACTATTCAATCCAACAGCTATTGGCTTACCATCAAAATTTAACTTTCTCGGTATAGTGATTTTTGCAGTTTCTGTTAAATTCTCATAACTGCTTTCAATTTCTACACTATTAACAAAGTCAAATACTATTTCAGTACCATCCGTTTTACTCGTAAATGTTATTTTGCTATTTAGTCTTAACATTATATAAATCTTGGACTTGCTTTAGATGTTCCTGCTGTTGTATTTTGTGTTTGGCTCTTAATCTCAAAAGGTGTTTCACTTAAACAATTAAGTTCAAACGGTTGTACGTTTCTCATCCCCTCTACTTGAGCAAAAGAATAATCCTTAATTACTATATCTTTAATCCCAAACATATTGATATATTGAGATGCAATAGAAATAGGTGTAGGTGCATCGCAAAAATCTTTCAATCTTTTTACATCTTGCTCAGGATAGTAATCTTGTGCAGCCGAAGTTATAACACCCTTAATATTTATTGTGTAATCCCCATCACTAATATACTCTTTTATAGTTCCGTTTCTACCTTGTATTGAAGTCGTTATAATGTTTTTACTTTGGTTTATATCACACAGTGCCACTCCAAAATGAATGGTATCTAATGTAATCTTTTTACCATCGTACGCAATATAATTCATTCCCATAAACGTAAGAACGTCAAATACTGGCAACCCAAAGAAACTATTTTGTTTATCCCTTTGTCCATCTTCTTTAGCTAACTCCTGCAAAGTAGCTACATTACCACCATTTACTTGATAAAATTTAGGCTTAATAAAAGATAGTCCGAAGTTCTTTAAAATTAACTCCGATTGTCCTTTAGGATTAAAACCCTCATTTAATGTAAAATTATTATTCATTATCGAGTAATCATATTTAAATCGTTTACACTTTCTAACAATACTTTAGTTACTTGCTCTTTTATTTGAGCATAACCGCCTTGTATGTTTTGTGTGCTTATTTCTAATTTCTCTACTAATTTTTCAATGTTAATAGTCAAGCTTTGTGGTCTTGCTCCGCTTACTTCTGTTCCGCTACCTAATCCCTTACCGCTTGCATTTCCGTTTGCATCAACTCCACCAGTAGCCCCCATTGAACTGCCTAAAGCACCGCCTATACCATTCTCTGCATTGAACTCTTTTTTACCTTTAATTATTCCGCTTAATGCTGCTCCTTTTTGTATTCCATCAGCTTCGGAAAACTTCATTAAAGCCTCTTTCATTTTATCTTGGTTACGTGTTAAAACAGATTCTAACATTAATCCAATACCTTGAAAGTTAAGTTTAATAACCTTGCCCATGTTTGAAAACACATTTAAGAAAGCGTAAACACTCTCTCTAAATCCGCTAAACTTATCCCATAAATAGGTTATTCCATCTACTAAAGCCAATACCCACCCTAAAATTGGCACTGCCTTTATTGCTTGTCCTATACCTTGTATTCCACGTTTTAAGAATCCAGCAGCAACAGCACTTTTACTCATACCCATAGCCATTGCTCTTTGTATGAGTGCAAATGATGAACTTTGAATAGTAGCTAATTTTAACTTAATATAGTACGAACCCCACAATATAACTGCCATTTTAATAAGTGGAATCAATGCTTTAAATACATTAAGCATCATTGAAAGTCCTTTAACAATAGTAAAAATAGCAGGCTTTAAAGCATTAAATACGTCATAAAGTAAAAATGTGAATTGGTCTTTTAAATTGCTTATTTGACCGCCTACTGTTTTGCTTTGGTTTTCTAATCCTTTAAAAAACATACCGCCTTTTTGACTTGCCTTTGCAAAAGAATCAGTTAATTGCTCATAAGTAACATCCATCTCTTTTAACTCAGCAACACTTTTACCAGTTGACTTAGCTAACATTTGATAAATAGGAATACCAGCAAATGCAAACTGTTTAACGTCCATTGCACTTGCCTTGCCTAATGTTTTTATCTGCTGTAAGTTTACAGCCATTCTACTCAATTCATCAGTACCGCCACCAGTAGCAGCAATAGCATTCCCTAAACCTAATACATCAGTTCGTGCTTGTCCAGCACTTACACCAGCACCAATAAGTAAGCTATTTGCTTGTACCAAACTTGCAACGTCAAACGGAGTACTTGCAGCATCTTTTTTAATCTGTTCAAATACACCAGCAGCCTTTTGTGAACTACCTAATAGCGTTTCTAAACGCATACGCATTGAATCAAACTGAACACCAGTATCTAATACAGATTTCCCTAATGCTCCAACTCCTAATCCTACTGCTAATGTTTTTAACTTACTTCCTAAACTGTTAAATGAACTATCTAATTGCTGCGTTTGCTTAATTGCAGCATTCATCTTACCAGTAAATAAGTCTTGAAGTGAAAGGGTATATTTTAAATTCTGATTACTCATTTTTATCTTGTAGCGTTCCGTTAAACTTTAATACAAAAAACATTTCAGATACCAGCTTACAAAACTGATTATCAGTTAGTTTATCTACATTAATATTTGGATAATAAAAACGGAGCATTGCGGTATTTTTTAACACCTCCTGCTCCGCTATTTCACTTGAATACTGGTTTAATTTTTTTTTAAAACAGCTTCCTTTTTTCTTAACATTTCTACAATAGGAGTTTCACAGGACATTAAAGCCTCATCATTTTGGATAATCAAACTTAATTCATCGCCTCCAATATAACAAGATTTTAAACACGCTTCAACAGCTTTTAAAGGGTCATTTCCAGTTGCTAATTTACTTACCATTGCGTAAATCATACGGTCAGGCTTCTTTAAATAAATCGTTGCAAACTCTGTTTCTTCATCGTTTAAAGGTGCTTCAATAGTGTAAACTATCTTATGCTTCCCCTTTAAGCTGTTTAATTCCAATTGTAATTCTTCTTTAGTTTTCATTTAGTTTTAGTTTTAATAGTTATTATGCCCAATCAATATGAGAAATAATAAGTTCCAACTCAACTGGAATAGAAGTGTCGCCAGTTGCGGTTTCTCTGCTATTCTTTTTGAATCGTACATTTCTCAATTTATGAATACGTGGTGTTAATGCAGAATCCAAATAAGCTACGATAATATCGAACTCAGGAATATCCATTACCAAACCATTTGGTGCTACTGATTGCAAATTTTCGATTTCTTCCATCAACAAGGTTACGCTTGCTGTTGGCTCAATCTTACCATATCCACGAGATACTGGTCTACGTCCAGCACCATAAATATTAGTCATATCTTGAGTTTCATCATATTTTATTGCAGTTACACCAACGATAGGCACACCCATTACATTCATTGTAATGTCGCTCCATTCGTAGCTTTTACCGTTAATTAAAGGTTGTATGTTATTCATTTTTTCTTAATGTTTTTAATTAAATACTTACTGCAAAGCCTACGTTTACTTCGATATTATCTGCACTTCCTAATGGTACAATAGATACTGAAATCTCTAAAGTTGATGTGCTTAATACATCTTGTGTAGGGTCAATTGTAACGCTAAAAGCACTTACCTCTGCATCTCTTTGCATTACATCTAAAGCACGTTTACAAAGTGATTCAAAATAAGCTATTACATCATCTGTAAGGCTTCCATCTTCGTTTACTTTTATAGGACTTGCTAAAGCTGGCAATAAGAAAGTACGCATACCTCTAATTGCTTTGTTGATAGTTCTATTGTTATTGATACGAGAATAATCAGAAGTTATTAAAGTTGAAGTATAAGGATTGTTAAAATAACTACCAGTTAAACCAATATGCTTTCTTAAAAATACAAATCCTTTTGCGTCTAAATTATCAATTGAACCATCTGAAATTACATTGTAAACTTGACCGTTTGCAAAGTTCAAAGTTTCATACTCTGTATTCGCTACGTTAAATTTAGATACCCATGCAATTGATTCGCTTACTTTTGCAAATGCTACTGCTCCTAAACAAGTACCTAAACATCCGATACTTTTGTTAGTTGCTTTCCACAACTTATAACCTTTTGCTGCACCATCTTG